AGACCGAGTTCGAGGTCTTGAAGTCCCCGAGCACGAGCTTGCCGTCGAGCCTGCCGATGAAGTCCAGGGTGCCACCGTACCGGTGCGCCTCGCTGATGACCTTGACCTCGCAGTCGATGATCTCGAGCTGCGTGCCCTTGCACCAGAACTCGAAGGCCGAGTACGCCGACGAGGCGCGCGCGCGGAACGACACCGGGTCGGTGACAGTCTCGGCGGCGATGCTCTGCTCGAGCACCTCCGTCGGGTTCCCGCCCTTCACCCAGGCCTCGCACATGCTATGGACGCAGGTGCCGATTGCGAGGATGTCGTTCCCTTCGTACAGACCGCCCGGCGCGTCCTTGCCCTGCCCCTCCAGCAGCCCGTGCTCGCGGCCCTGCTTGTACGCCCAGTTGATGAGCGCGCCCGGGTCCTTGATCTTGAGGACCGTGGTGACCGACGGGATCTTCTTCCCGTCGGCTGCCTTGTAACCCTGTCTCGGGGTGGGCATGGTCAGAAGCTCAGGTCGTCGTCGGCGAAGTCCGACGCCGGCACGGCAGGCGCCGCGGCAGGCTTCGGGGCCGCCTTCGGCGCGTCCACGATGCGCGCGGCGATCTTGTCCTGCATCCAAGTCGGGAGCTTGTCGAAGATCACCCCGTCCGGCGCGTCGGTCGAGTACACCAGCGCCTCTCCCTCGAGCGCCGGCGCCGGGATCGCCTTCGGCAGCGGCATGATGGACGTGAGGTTGGCATACGTCCGGTCGCCCTTCACCGAGTGCGTCACGTTGATGAAGGCCGGCTTCCCGGCAATCTTGCCCAGGTCGAACTTCTTGAGCTCCTCCGGCGTGAACGCCTTCCCGCGCCACGAGGTCAGCAGCGCGTAGAGCGTGCTCTTCTCGTTGAGGCTCAGACCCACCGTGCGGCTGATGACCGCCGGGAGGCTCTTCGTCTCGCCGTCCTTCGTGATCTCGACCCGGATCTCCGGGATCTGGAACCGCAGCACGACGGTGCGCTTCGGCGCGAACTGGCCGCCCGGGGACGGCTGGACGCCGACGTCCACCACCATGTCGCAGATCGCCGCATAGGCTCCCGCCTCGATGGGCTTGCGGGGCTCGAAGTTGCCGCCAGAGGCGGCGCTAACAAACAGACTCATCGCTTCTCTCCTTCTTGGGTTGTTGAATCGACTCTTCGGATTTCGACCACGCCGTCGTGGCCGGTAAAAATGGACAGCCCAGAGAACCGCAGCGCCTGCGCCAACTCGCCGACGCTGACGCCGACGAGGCACGCGCGGGTCGGGGCGGTGACGCTCGCGGCGTCCACGCGCAGGCCCATCGTGCGCTCAAGGCTCTTGTAGAAGTTATCGACCGGGGCGCTCATACCCACCACCGCGAATACTTGTGCGGCTGCACGACGCGCGCGCGGCAGTTGGGGTTTGGCAGCCGCTCGCGGCGGTCGCTGCGGTGCTTCCACGGCGGCGGGCGGGTGAAGATCCAGACGCCGATGGCGAGGAAGAACGCCGCCATGCCGATGGTCACGACGGTGACGTAGAAGATGTCGAAGGCGCTCATGCGGCCACCTGCACCGGCCAAATGCGCCCGTTGTAGGACACCCTGCCGACCTCGATTGTGCAAGCGCGGTCGGCGTAGACCGTGACGCCGTTACCAAGGGCACGCGAACCGCCGCCGCCGTTCATCACGAGCGCGTCGCGGTAGTCGTCCCACCACACAGCAACCGCTTCAACCGATTCCGCTTGCTTAACGCTGCGGCCATGCTTGATATAAACCATGATGCGTCTCCTTCTATCGCTTCCGGTCGGCAACATCGCCGCCCGTGGAAAGGATACTGGCACAGGCCGGGACAGGATACAAGCCCCCTTTGTAAATATTTTTCGGTTGACGGCGAAGGGCTGACAAACTAGGCTTGTCGGCCATGAAAAAGCCCAGACCAGAGACCATAGCCCTGCTCCACGCCGTGGACATCCTCGGCGGACAGACGGCGACCGCCAAGGCGCTCGGCGTCACTCAGCAGGCAGTGCATGATTGGACGAGGCGCGGGAAAGTCCCAGCCCTCAAGGCGATAGCGCTTGAGGCCGCGAGCGGCGTCTCCAGGCAGAAGCTGCGGCCGGATCTCTACCCATGACCCGGCCATCGAAGGCGGCAGCCACAGCGGCCATCAGGGAACTGATAGACCGTCAGCCCTACGATGCCCGATGGTCGGACGCAGATCGGGAGGAGCTTTGCCGCCTGACCGGCTCGGAACTGGCCGCGGTATTTCGGCGCAGGAATGTCGCCTTCCCGAGCGACACCAGGCACCTACACGCCGCAAGGCCGGGAGAGTCGGAGCCATCTCAATGGTCGTGGCGCAACGCCCTGACCCTGTTCTATGCTCGTGACCCCGAAGCTGGCGAACTGGCGCGGCGCCGGAACAGGGACATTAAGACCTTGCGCACTGCCATCGCGGAGGAGCTGCGCACCGCGCGCGATCTCATTGGCGCGACAGCCTGCGCGGCGTGCGGCGGCGCTGACGACTTGACCGTCGATCACAAGGAACCGCCGTTCATCAACATCGCGGCAGCATTCCTCGAGGAGCGTGGTCCGCTGCGCACGCGGGAAGTGCAGGGCGCCGGGGCGTGCCTGGAGCACGAGCAATTCACGGAATGGCTGGAGTTTCACGCCAGCCGGGCCACATACCAGTTACTGTGCCGGTCGTGCAACAGCAGGAAAGGAGCGCGAGCTTGACCACCAAGACCATCACCCGCGCCGGCGACCCCGGCCCGCTCATCACCTACACCGTCTTCCCGGACGTGTGGCCGAAGGCCAAGACCGAGCACGCCGACGCGCCTTGGGTCGAGCTCGTCCGCACCCTCGCCAACCCGCCCGCCTACATGTCGAAGGCGGCCTGCCCGCTGCTCTCGCTCTGCGAGTACGGCGACAACCTCTCGGACAAGGGGTATCTCCGCCACGCCGGGAACGTCGTGCGCGTCCACGGCGTCGAGGTGGACTACGACGGCGAGGTGGTCACCCCGGAGGAAGGGCAGGCGCGTCTACAGGCCGCCGGGCTCACCGCCGTCATCTACACCTCGGCGTCCTACACCGAGGGCGCACCACGCTGGCGCGCCATCCTGCCGCTCTCCGAGGCCGCCCTGCCGGCACAGCGCGCCACCTTCGTCGCGCGCGCCAACCGCGCCCTGGGCGGCATCGCCTCCCGCGAATCCTTCACGCTCTCGCAGTCGTTCTACTTCGGGCAGGTGCGCGGCGCACGGTACAAGTTCCTCGAGACGCACGGCCGCTGCGTCGATCAGGCCGTGGACCTCGAACCGCTCTTCCACCAGGCACAAGGCACCGACCCCAAGACCGGGCGCGATACCCGCAGCAACCAGCAGCTCCTCGAAGCATTCAACCGCGGCGAGGGCCGCTACGAGGCCATGCTCAAGCTCTCGTCCCGCTGGGCCGCGCGCGGGATGCCCTACGACGACATCGTGGCCGCGCTCGACGACCTGCTCGCCAACGGCACCAGCCTCAACGGCGACGGCATCGACCTGCGCACGCGCATCGAGCCGATGGCCGCCAGCGCCGTGCGCAAGTTCGGCGGCACCGTCCCGGACGTGCGCATCAGCGCACCTGAGCCGCCGGCAGACCTGCCAGACATGCCGCCACCCGAGGCGTGGCAGGACGCGCCGGAGGCGCATGGCATGACCCGCAGCCACGAGCCCGACGCGACGATGCTGACGGGCGGCGTCAGCGGTGCCACGCCCGGGCTGCGCGTCGAGCTGCGCCACGTCGCCGACATCGTGGAGGAGAACCGCGAGCCGGAATGGCTCCTCCACCACGTCATCGAGGCCAAGGTCGTGGCGGTTCTGGCGGGTCCGCGCGCGAGCTTCAAGAGCTTCATAGCCTTGGATTGGGCCATGCGGATCGCCGTCGCCGGTAACCCGGTGGCGCTCCTCTCCGGCGAGGGCGGCGGCCTCGGGCGGCGCGTCAAGGCGTGGATGCAGACCTTCGGCGGCGGCCAAGACCTGCGCAGCCTGCCCATCCTCGCCCTCGAGCGCCCCCTCAACCTCAACCGCGACGAGGAGATGGCACTCCTGGTCGAGGCCATGGACAAGGCCGGCATCCGGCCGACGCTGGTCGTCATCGACACCCTGTCCAAGTTCTCCGCCGGCATGGACGAGAACAGCAACCAGGAGGTCGCCGCCTACCTCGCCGCCGTGTCTCGGTTCATCCGCGAGCGATACGACGCCTCCGTCCTGATCGTGGCGCACTCCGGGCACGGCGACGCCGACCGCCCGCGCGGCGCCTCCGCACTCATGGCGAACCCGGACAGCGAGTTCATCGTCAAGCGCGCCGCCCAGCCGAACACCCACGTCGAGGTCACCCGTCAGCGCTTCAAGGACACCGGCGAACTCCCGAACCTCGCGTACGAGGCCGAGGTCATCGACCTGGGCGCGGCCGACCGGTACGGCGAGCGGCTGACCAGCCTCGTCATGCGACAGAGTGTGGCGCAGGGGGAGCGCCCCATCAGCGCCCAGGCGCCGCAAGGCAAGTCGCAGCGCACCCTCCTATTCGCCCTCCGGGAGCGTCAGAAGCGGTCTGAGACGCCCCTTGTCTGGACCATGCAGGAGCTCCGCCAGATCGGCAAGGAGTGCGGGCTACCCCGCTCTTCTGTCCACGAGGCGGTCGAAAAGCTGGTCATGTCGCCCTTTATGACGGGCACGGTGGGCGGTTCGAGGCTCGCAAATGAGTGATGTTCGGATTTGTCCGGATTTGTCCAATCCGGACATTTCCGAACGGTCAAATTGTTCGGATATGTCCGGGTGTGCTTAGCACCCGGACATCCGGACAGACCCGGACATTGGTTCAGACACGGAGGAAGCATGAGGTACAAGACAAGTCCGTTGCGCCGTGTTGCTTTGTCGCAACATAGCGCAGATACGCCACTAGCCCGGCGGATGGTCGAGGGACTGGGACAGGAAGGGTTCCAGGTCGCCAAGACCCTGCAGGCTCACTTCGGCGCCAAGGTCGTCCACTACCAGGACGCCAAGGGCGAGGTCGGCACCGACCCGAGGTGGCCGGCGTGACCCAGCAGAAGATTGACCTCAACCATACCGGGCCGCTCGAGTGGATGGACGACGTGTTCTGGGACAAGGTTTCGACCGACGGCCGGTTCTGTATCCGGGGGCAGCGGATCGGCGGCAAGGTCGAGTACGTCGTCTGGCGCATGGGGGCGAACGGCAAGGTCATCCCGCGATGGATTGGCGTGGCTCCCTCCTTCGCCGAGGCCGTCGAGCTCGCCGAGAACGATCGGGGCGGCAAGGAGCCGTCCATCAACCTGCTCTGGAAGGTGGCCGATGAACAGAAGCGCCCCTAAGCTCTGCCCGGTCTGCCTGGCCGAGAACACCGGCGGGCTTCCTCACCGGCACCATCGAGAGGGGAACCGGAAGAAGGCGCGCACGGTTGAGCAGATCAGCGAGATGGCGCGACAGAGAATCGAGGCCAACCAGGTGAGGCTCATCGTCGGCGCCGCGGTCGATGACGCGAGGGAGCCGGACGATTGGGACCCGGGCGCTACGAGAGCGGCCTACCATCGGGCCTACTACGCCAAGAACATCGAGCGTCGGCGTCAGCAGGCAAGGGATGCGAAACGCGCGCGCGCCATGTTGCGGAACTTGCGCCCCTTGATTGCCGGCCTCTGTCATGCGGTAGACTTGGGGCGACTGACCGCGAGGTGGTGATGGGCAAGCGACAGAGACAACGAGGCGCCGAGACCGAGCGAGAGGTATGCAAGATCATCACCGACTCGACGGGGTGGCAGACCAATCGAATCTTGGGCCAGGCCAGAGACGGCGGGGCTGATATCCGGCTCGCTCGGTGGGTGCTCGAGGTCAAGCGCAGGAAGTCCATCGCGGTCTACGAGTGGGTCGACCAGGCCACCGCTGCGTGTGCGCCCTACGAGATCCCGGCGGTCGTGTGCCGAGGCGACAAGCGCGAGTTCTTGGTCATCCAGCGCCTCGACGATTGGCTGAACCTGGTCAAGCCGCAGCTGCCCGAACGATGAAGTGCCCGAAGTGCTCCAAGCCTAGCGAGGTCGTGAAGGTCTACCAGTTCCCGACCGAGGCGAGGAGAAGGCGGGAGTGCCTGACCTGCGGCCATCGGTTCACGACGGCTGAGAAGCTATGGCGACGGATCTATGCTGAGGAGGTCAAGCATCGGCCTGCGCCTCGAACTGGCAGACAGGAGCGAGCGGAACCCATGAAGCGGCGCTGGTCGAACTTCGACGTGGTGCCGGTGGACGGGTATGACATGGACTACGAAGACGTTAGCACCTATGTGCATGTGAGCGACTAATGGCAGGGACACCACGAAAGCGAGAGCGCCGCGAGAAGGCGCACCAGATCATCAGCTCGCCGGACTTCTGGGAGCAGCTCTGGATTCACCTTGCAGATGGGCACTCACTTCGGTCTTTCATCAGCGGCAGCGAGGTTCCGTTCGCCATCCTCTGGGGAAAGATGCAGTCCGACCCGGCCTTGATGGAGCGTTACGAGATCGTCCGCAACGCGCGCGCCCTGCTGAACGCCGAGCGAATCGAGGCTCTGGCCGAGAAGGTCGAGCAGGAGCAGATGGACCCGAACGCCGCCAAGGTTGCGATGGGGGCGAGGCAATGGCTGGCCGAGCGGATGGACCCGAGGCGCTGGGGGAACAAGATCCAGAGCGACGTGCGCATCACCGACACGACTGCGCTGCACCTTGCGGCGGTGCGCGACCTGATGCGGACGGTGAGCGTGCAGGAACCCGAAAAGCTGACGTCGGACGGGTCGTCCGACGGTCTGCCTGCGCGCGATTCTTAAGACCGGCCTGTGGATAACTCTGTGGATAACCTGTGGATAACCTGTGGATAACTCACGGCCTGGCGATCAGCACGCGCTCGGGCGCAGATGCGCAAGCGCACGCACGGCGCAAGTGCTTGATTCGCAAGGGGTTGCGGCGCGTAGTGCGTATAACACCCATTATGTTAAATCGGGGCGATTGTGACCGCCCTGCGGACAGACTCCCCCCTTCGACGACGGGGCGCGCGTAAGTGCTTGATTCGCAACGGGTTCCCGCATCTGTTGCGCCGCCGCCACTTGTTGCGTCGGCGCCACTTGTTGCGCCCCCGCAACACCCCCCCCGGCGGGTGGCCCCCGGCGGGGGGTCGGCGTTTGCGTAACCCCACACGGACCGTATGAAAAATTCTGAGAACCCGTACTTCGCCTTCGTCAAGCGCTACCACGCCGCCCCTGTGGCCTTCGTGGAGGAGGTCCTAGGCGTAACCCCCGACCCGTGGCAGCGTCGCCTCCTAGAGCTTCTGGCGGCCGGTGAGCGCAAGATCAGCGTCCGCTCCGGCCACGGCACCGGCAAGTCCACCGTGGCCTCGTGGGCCATGCTCTGGTTCATGCTCACCCGCGTGCCGGTGAAAGTGGTCGTCACGGCCCCCACGGCCTCGCAGCTCTTCGACGCCCTCTTCGGCGAGTGTCGTCGCTGGGCCAAGCTCCTGCCGCCGGCGGTGGCCGAGCTGCTTGAGATCAAGTCCGACCGCATCGAGCTGAAGGCGAGCCCGGAGGAGGCCTTCATCTCGGCGCGCACCAGCCGCGCGGAGCAGCCGGACGCCCTGCAGGGCATCCACGCCGAGTATGTGCTGCTGGTGGTGGACGAGGCCCCGGGCGTGAGCGAGGCCGTGTTCGAGTCTGCGGGCGGCTCGATGTCCGGCCACAACGCCACGACGCTGCTCTTGGGCAACCCCACCCGGACGCAGGGGTACTTCTACGACACCTTCCACCGCCTGTCTGGCGAGTGGAAGAACCTGCACGTGAGCTGCCTCGATTCGCCCCGGGTGTCGGAGGATTACGTCGCCGAGATGTCGAGCCGGTACGGGGAGGGCAGCAACGCCTACCGGGTGCGCGTGCTGGGCGAGTTCCCGGTGGCGGACGACGACACCCTGATCGGGCTTGAGCTCGCCCAGTCGGCGGTGGACCGTGACGTGGTGCAGAACCCGGGCGCGCCGGTGCTCTGGGGGCTGGACGTGGCGCGCTTCGGCGCGGACTCCTCGGCGCTCTGTAAGCGCCAGGCGAACGTGGTCGTGGCGCCGGTGAAGACCTGGAAGGGCCTCGACCTGATGGCGCTGACGGGCGCGGTGATGCACGAGTGGGAGAGCACCGACCACCGGGACCGCCCGGTCGAGATTCTAGTGGACAGCATCGGCCTTGGCGCGGGCGTGGTGGACCGGCTGCGGGAGCTGAAGCTGCCGGCGCGCGGGATCAACGTCGGCGAGTCGCCGGCCTTCAAGGGCCAGTACATGAACCTGCGCGCGGAGCTCTGGGGCAAGGCGAAGGCATGGCTCGAGGCGCGCGACTGCAAGCTGCCGCGCGACGAGCGGCTGGTGAATGAGCTATCCTCGCCGCGCTATTCGTTCATGTCGAACGGTAAGCTGCGCCTCGAGGGCAAGGACGACATGAAGCGCCGTGGCCTTGCGTCGCCCGACGTGGCGGATGCGTTCGTGCTGACCTTTGCGTCTGAGGCGGCGACGGGCGGCGGCGTGTACGCGCCGACCTGGCAGAAGGCGATGAAGCGGCAGATCCGGGGGGTGGTATGAACTGGCGGGATTTCTTTTTGGTGGACCCGTACTCGGGCGCGAAGATAGTCGAGCACGACCTGCAGGGCTGGGGGTCGGACGACCCGATGTTCGAGCAGGTCTTGGCGGCGGTGCGCCCCACGACCATCATCGAGGTGGGCTCGTGGAAGGGCCGCTCGGCGGCTAACATGATGGCGATCTGCAAGCGCCTCGGGCTCGACGCGCGGTTGCTGTGCATCGACACGTGGTTGGGGTCGCATGAGAACTATGCGCGGCACGATGGGGACAATCGGTGGCTGCACGAGGCGCTGCGGCTTGAGGCGGGCTACCCGCGGCTGCACGAGTTGTTCCTGTCGAACATGATGCACTTGGGGTTGACGGAGCGCGTGACCCCCCTCCCCCTGCCGGCGACGATCGCGGCGCGGGTGGTGGCTGAAAAAAACGTCGTGGCGGACGTGATCTACATCGACGGCTCGCACGACTATGAGGATTGCAAGGCTGACCTTGCGAATTACTGGCCGCTGTTGCGGCAGGGTGGGATTCTGTTCGGGGACGACTATCAGGCGTGGCCCGGCGTGACGCGCGCGGTGGATGAGTTCTGCGACGCGCACTTCCTGCACCGCTCTGTCGTGCGCCGCTCGGGCAAATTTGCCTTCGGCAAGGACCGCGGCGTGGAGGGAATCGCGTGAAGTACTACTGCATCACGCTCTCCGAGACCCCGGAGCGCACCGAGCACGCCCGCGCGCAGGCCGCGAAGGCCGGCATCGAGTTGGATTTCATCTACGGCATCTTCGGCAAGTCGATGCAGGTGAAGTCCGAGATCCCGATGCACTCGGATTATTTCGTGACGCGCGGCGCGACGTGTCTGGTCTTGTCGTGGCACATCGCGTGGCAGATTGCGTGGCGCGAGGGGCACGAGGAGTTCGTGATCTTCGAGGATGACTTCATCCTGCCGGATAACTTTGTCGAGCGCTGGGCGCAGATACGCGCCGAGGTGCCCGAGTGGTGCGACCTGGTGTACTTGAACTCGTGCTGCACGGACCAGAAGCCGGCGAAGAAGGAGTCGGCGAGCCTGTGGGAGATCAAGTACCCGCTGTGTACGGCCGCGGTCTGGCACCGCCGGCGCGCGATCCCGACGCTGCAGATGTACACCAAGCCCGCGAACACGCCCGTGGACATCCTGCTCGAGTGGTACGCGCTGCCGCACCTGCGGGTGTTGACGGCGGTCCCGCCATTGGTCTCTCAGGCAACGCAGGACCTTGCGGTGCCGATGCCATCGACCATCCACATGTGAGGTACCCGTGAATGCTAAAGCCAAGCGACGTGGCGCGGTTCCAGCGCCGGCTCGACAAGAAGGGCCCCGAGAAGCCGCAGCCCCCGGAGCCGCCGAAGGGTGGCGGGAAGGGTGCGCCGCCTCCGCCCTCCGGGAAGAAGGTAGCCTAGTCCTATCGGAGCGGCTGCCGGCGGGGCGCTTCGTGCGCCTCGAGGTGCCGTGCGCGCCGATGCTGCCGTGTAACCCGTCGGTGGCGGTCGGCCCGGGCGGGGAGCTGCGGTGCCTCATCCGCGCCGTGAACTACGAGCTCGGCGAGACGGACGGGATCTGGTTCCGGGACGACCCGGGGCCGGATACGGTCAACTACATCGCCGACCTTGGCGATGACTTGTCGCTGGCGCGGGTCGAGCGCGTGGACGACGCCTCGCAGCGGATCTCGCGGCTGCCGTGCCGTGACGGCCTCGAGGACGGGCGGCTGTTCTGGTACCGCGGCCGGTGGCGCTTTACGGCATCGGGGCTGCACCACGGCCCCCGGGTGCGCACGACGATGGCGCTCTGCGCCCTGGACGGTTGCCTGGTAGACGAGCTTGAGTTCCTGCACAGCCCGCACGCCCGGGAGATGGAGAAGAACTGGATGCCGCGCGCCGACGGCGACCGGCTCTCGTTCGTGTACTCGCACCACCCGGCCGAGTCGTACCAGCTGCTGCCGGCGCGGGAGAAACTCTGCTTCGAGTCGTTCCCTGAGCTTGGCGGCTGGTCCGGCGGCTCGCAGATCATCCGCCACGGCGACGCCTGGGTCGGGGTGGTACACCAGCGGCGCAAGGAGCGCGGGAGGGTGTACTACGCGCACCGCTTCGTGCGCTACGACGACAAGCTGATGCCGGCGCACGCCGGGCGGGAGTTTTACTTCCGCGGCGCGCAGGTCGAGTTCTGCGCCGGGCTCGCCGAGCACGGCGGCGGGTTCGTGCTCTCGTTCGGGATAAAGGACCGCGAGGCGTGGCTGGTGCGCCTTACGCCGGCCGAGGTTGGCGCCCTTTTGGCCTGAAAATGGGAATAGGCTAGAACCGGCACGGGTGGCGATTCCATGTATGGCGAAAACGGGTCCCTGATCGAGCAGAGCGAGCAGTCCCTTGGGCTCGTGGAGCCCATGGACGACGCCGACCTCGAGGCGCTGGTCGGCGGCGAGCTGACGGATGCCACCTCGTTTATCGACGCGGAGCTCTCCCCGGTCCGCGCGCGCGCCATCCAGTACTACCGCGGCGAGCCCTTCGGCAACGAGGAGGAGGGTCGCTCGCAGGTCGTCTCGACCGACGTGCGCGACACCATCAACGGCATCATGCCGTCGCTGATGAAGGTCTTTTTCGGCTCGAAGAAGATTGTCCAGTTTGCGCCGCGCAACCCGGAAGACGTGGCGTCCGCCGAGCAGGCGACCGACTACATCAACCACATCTTCCAGAACGACAACAACGGATTCCTGGTCTGCTACTCGGTCTTCAAGGACGCCCTGCGCGGCGCGCTCGGCATCGCCAAGTACGTCTGGGAGGAGCGGGTCGAGGTCAAGACCGAGTACTTCACCGGGCTCGATGACTCGGCGCTGACGGTGCTGCTCTCGGAGCCGGATGTCGTGGGGAGCGCCATCTCGGCGATGGACGACCCGTCGTACCAGCCGCCGGTGGACCCGATGACGGGCGCGCCGGTGGTGGACCCGATGACGGGCCTGCCGCCGCCGGCGCCGCAGATCTACTCGGTCGAGCTCAAGCGCGAGACCAAGAACGGCCGGGTGCGCATCGAGGCGATCCCGCCCGAGGAGTTCCTGATCGACCGCCGCGCGCGCTCCGTCGAGGACGCGACCCTGGTCGCGCACCGGCGGATGATGCGCGTCTCTGACCTCGTGGCGCTCGGCTACGACAAGGATGAGGTCGAGGCGCAGATGGGCGTCTACGAGCTCGACACGAACGACGAGTACCTGGCGCGCAACCCCTACGCCCAGTCCTATGGCCCGGGCGGCACGCAAGACGACAAGCGCGTGCTCTACTGCGAGGCCTACATCCGGGTCGACTACGACAAGGACGGCATCTCGGAGCTGCGCAAGATTTGCACCATCGGCCCGAGCTACAAGATGGTGATGAACGAGCCGTGCTCGCACTCGCCGTTCGCGCTCTTCTGCCCGGACCCGGAGCCGCACGCGCTCATCGGGCTCTCCATGTTCGACATGACCGCCGACCTGCAGAAGATCAAGTCGGCCATCATGCGCAACATGCTCGACTCGCTGTCGCTCGCCATCCACCCGCGGGTGGGCGTGGTCGAGGGGCAGGTAAACATGGACGACGTGCTGAACACCGAGGTGGGCGGCGTCATCCGTATGCGACAGGCCGGCGCGGTTCAGCCGTTCGCCGTGCCGTTCGTCGGCCAGGCCGCCTTCCCGATGCTGGGCTACCTCGACGAGGTACGCGAGACCCGCACCGGCATGAGCAAGGCCTCGATGGGCCTCGACGCCGACGCACTCCAGAGCACCACCCGCGCGGCGGTAGCCGCGACGGTAAGCGCAGCGCAGCAGCATCTTGAGCTGATCGCCCGGATTTTCTCCGAAACCGGGATGCGCGCCCTGTTCAAGGGCATTCTCAAGCTCGTCGTAGAAAATCAGGACCGAGCGCGGGTGGTGCGCCTTCGCAATCAATGGGTGCCGATTGACCCGCGGTCTTGGAACGCCGACATGGACGTCGAGGTGGACGTCGCCCTCGGCGGCGGCACCGAGGAGCAGCAGGTCTCTGTGCTGACCTCCATCGCCCAGAAGCAGGAGCAGATCCTGCAGACGATGGGGCCGCAGAATCCGCTCGTGACGCCGCAGCAGTACCGGAACACGCTCGCGCGTCTGGTGCAGGCCTCTGGCTTCAAGAACGCCGACGAGTTCTTCTCGAACCCGTCGCTGATGCCGCCGCAGCCGCCCCCGCCGCCCCCGCCGCCTGACCCGGCGATGATCTTGGCCGAGGTGGAGCGCCAGAAGATCATGGCGGACATCCAGAACAAGCAGGCGGAGCTGGAGCTCAAGCGCCAGCAGATGCTGCTCGAGGATGACCGCGCGCGCGACAAGCAAGAGGCGGAGATGATGCTGCGCGCCTACGAGATCCAGCTGAAGAGCGGCACGGCGGTGGACGTCGAGAGCATCAAGGCGATGATGGCCGAGCCGCGCGTGGCGAGCCCGAGCGTGCAGCGCCCGGTGGTGCCGGAGATTGTCCCGTTTGAGCCGCCGCCGGTTGCGCCGATGGCGCCGCCGGTTGGGTGATGGGCGATGCAGGAGCTGATTGTCCCGGCGCCGCCTAACCCTAACCTGGCGCCGCAGGCATACTTCCCGCAGTACCACAACCAGCTCAACAACCAGTTGAGGCTCTACCTCAACACCCTGGCGAGCAACCAGCGCGAGATCGTCGAATTCATCAACAGCCTGACGAACTTGAACCTACTAAGCAAAAACAACTTCGACGCATTCGGGCGCCTTCGCGTCTCGCAGCCGTTCACGCTGTTTGACAGCCAGAACCGCTACGCGGCGGACCCGTCGTTCGACACGGCGCTGACGGGCTCGGGGACCTCGACGTTCCTCACCAACGAGTCGGCGGTGAGCCTCGCCGTGACCACGGCGTCGGGCGACAAGGTGATTCGGCAGACGAAGCGATACTTCCCGTACCAGCCTGGGAAGAGCCTGTTGGTGCTTTCGACCTTCGTGATGGCCGCGGCAAAGACCGGCCTGCGGCAGCGGGTCGGATACTTCGACGCCAACAACGGGGTCTTCCTGCAGCGCAACGGCGCGGAGCTTTCGTTCATCGTGCGGACGTACACGAGCGGATCTCCGAGCGACACGCGCAAGGTCGCGCAGTCTTCGTGGAACGGGGACAAGCTCGACGGCAGCGGCGCGAGCGGCATCACGCTCGACACCACCAAGGCGCAGATCATGTTCGTTGACTTCGAGTGGCTCGGCGTGGGGTCGGTGCGTGTCGGGTTCGTCATCGACGGCCAGTACATCACGGCGCACACGTTCGACAACGCCAACGAGGTGACGTCGGTCTATATGCAGACCGCGACGCTGCCGCTGCGTCTTGAGATTGAGAACACGGCCGCGACCGCATCGAGCTCGAGCATGAAGCAGATCTGCTCGACGGTGATCTCCGAGGGCGGCTACGAGCAGACCTCCATCGAGCAGGTGGCGCGGCGCACCACCACCCTGACCGGCATCGGGACGTCGTTCGTGCCGCTGGTGTCGATCAGGCTAGCCTCTGATTCTCTTGGGGCGGTGATTCTGCCGAAGCAGATTCGCGTGCTTCCGATTGCGAACGGCGAGTACGAGGTGGCGCTGATACGGAACGCCACCCTTACGTCGGCGTCATACGACACGACCACATTCCCGAGCGTGGACTTTGATGTCTCCGCGACGGCGATGTCCGGCGGCGATATTGTGTTGAACGAGTACGCGACCGCGAGCAACCAATCCGGCGCGCAGTCGCAAAACGATCTCGTGTACGACTTTGACATGCAGCTTGGGTCTACCATCGCGGGCGTGAGCGACGTCTACACGGTCGCTGTCCGCATCTTGAGCGGCACCGGGTCCGCTATCGGGTCTTTGGCTTTCTACGATTTGACGGCATAGGTGATTCTATGAGCAACGCATTCATGGGGCAGCGCCAGTCGGCCTCGCCGTTTGGCTTCGGCGGCTACAGCGGCGGGTACTCTCCGCCGCAGATGATGGAGCCGTCGTATGGCGGATTCAGCCAGTTCGGCGGGTTCGATGGCGGCATGGGCGGCTTCAACCCGTTCGGTGGCGGCGGTTACGGCACGACCTTCGGCGGCTTCGGGATGGGCGGCGGCGGTCGCTTCGGTGGCGGGATGCGCGCGCCGGCCTACGAGCCGACCATCAACGACGCATTCTCACGCTACTTCTCGCAGCAGTACTATGGCGGTCCTGCCTTCGACCCGTTCGCGGCGACGTCGTTCTTCGGCGGCGGCTTCGGCGGCGGATTCGGCTTCGGCGGCGGTGGTCGCCGTGGCGGCGGGATGGGCGGCCGGATGCGCCGACGGCGGCAGATGTTCGAGGACCTCTTCCAGCCGGAGCAGCCGCCTCAGCCGCAGCCGCAGCCGATGCCGGTCGAGGACACACGCGCGCGGATTCAGCCGATGCCGATTGGCGGCGGCGCTTTCCAGCCGGGCGGCGGCGGGCAGCGCATCGAGATGGGGCCGGTCACGCCGCAGCCCGATTTGATGATGCGCCCCGATGTGATGCCGCAGCCGTACATGGGGGGCTTTTCGTTCCCTTTTGATCAAGCCCTGCCGGCCAAGAGCGAGGCGCCGTCGGCGCCTGCCGTGCAGGGTTTTGATTCCATCATGCCGGTGCAGATGCAGGACACGCCGGTGCAGTCGGCTCCGGCGTATGCGCCAGCGCCGTACATTCCACCCGCTCCGTCCTACATGGAGCCAATGCAGTACACCCCGCCCGCTCCGTCCTATGCGGAGCCAATCCAGTACATTCCGCCTGCTCCGTCCTATATGGAGCCGGAGCAGTACATCCCGCTCAACATAGCGCCGAGGTTTTCCCCGTTCGCCCGCAGCAGCCGGGAGATGCTTGAGTTAGACTTCTGACGATTTTTTAACACAAGAGGTTCATGCCATGAAGCCCGGACTCTATGCCAACATAAACGCCAAGCGCGCGCGGATCGCCGCCGGCAGCGGCGAGAAGATGCGCAAGCCTGGCGCCAAGGGCGCTCCGACCGCCGCGGCCTTCAAGGCCTCGAAGAAGACGGCGAAGAAGCGCGGGTGAAGACGCCGGCGTGGCAGCGCGCCGCCGGGAAAAACCCGCGCGGCGGATTGAATGCCAAGGGGCGCGCGTCGTACAAGGCGCAGACCGGCGGCACGCTGAAGGCGCCCGTCAAGGGAGCGCCTGATTCTCCGCAGGAGATGCGCCGCAAGGGTTCGTTCCTGACGCGCATGGGCTCGATGCCCGGGCTTCTGGTGGACGAGCAGGGCGACAAGACGCGCCTCAAGTTAAGCCTTGAGGCGTGGGGGCACCGTGGAGACAAGGCCAGCGCCGTCGCCAAGGGGCGGCGGTTGTTGGACCGATACCGAAAGCAGAAGGAGAACCGCTGATGCCTAGCAAGTCCGCCAAGCAAGCCCGCCTCATGGCCGCCGCCGCGCACTCCAAGGAGTTCGCCAAGAAGGTGGGCGTGCCGATGAAGGTCGCCAAGGAGTTCAACAAGGCCGACAAGGGCGGCAAGCTCTTGAAGCGCGCCATGAAGAACCGCCCCAAGAGCGGGCTTCTGGCTTGAGCGAGCGCAACCCGTACATCGACGCCGGCAAGGGGGTGCAGGCCAAGGAGCTGCTCGAGAACCCCATCATGGCCGAGGCCTTCGCCGAGCTCGAGCGTAGGTACATGGAAGCCTGGCGGCAGAGCAAGCCCGCCGACCAGGAGGAGCGCGAGCGTCTGTGGCTCGCGGTCGGCATCTTGGCCGAGATCCAGCGCCACCTGCGGGTGGTGATAGACAACGGCGCCATCGCCAACCGAGACATCGACAAAATCTCTAATAGACGGTGACAATGGGGTCATGAGCACTACCGGCACGGGTACACCCCCGGGAAACGTACAGTCCACGCAAGATGTCTTCGAGCAGATGCTCGCCGCCGACGAAGGCGAAAACGAGCAGCCCGAAACGGAAGGCGTGGTGGAAGATGAGCCCGAGTTAGCGGCAAGCGAGTCCGCCGACGAGGGCGAGCAGACCGAAGGCGAGGAGGATGCCGAAGAGGCGCCCCAGCCGGACCAGACATTCCGCGTCAAGGTTGACGGGGAAGAAGTCGATGTCCCGCTGGATGAGCTGCTGAAGGGTTACTCCCGCACCGCGGATTACACGCGCAAGACGCAGGCGATCGCTGAGGCCCGGAAACAGGCACAGCAAGAGTCTGCTCTGGCGCGGGAAGAGCGGCAACGGTATGCGCAGACCTTGGCAGCCCTGGAGGGCACGCTCAAGTCGCTGCAACCGCCCGAGGTTGACTGGGAGAGGCTCTACGCAGAGAACCCGGTCGAGTGGGTGAGACAGCGCGAGCTGGCCCGGTCCAGGCAAGAGCAGGCGGCGTGGGTGCAGACCCAGAAGCAGGCTCTGGTGGAGCAGCAGCAGGCTGAAGAGAGAGCGGAGGCCGAGAAGACCCTCGAGTCCGAACGCAGCAAGCTCTTGGAG